GAGAACTAGACAATGATTAATACTAAAATATTTGACAGACTATTGACAATTGAATTGCGGAATGGCGTAGGACTAGACTTAGAGTTCGTTGACTCCAAAGCAGTATGGGTGTATAATCACCTGACAGAGGAACACAGCACAATGCCCTTTGAGGGCGTAGTAATCCTGCTACCGTTCCTATCAATAACCTATGGCAGACCCTACACGGAGGCTGACGAATGAGCAGATGCAAAGCCTGTGACGTTATACTGACTGAGACAGAGCTACGAAAAAAAGACAGAGTGACCGATGAGTTTCTTGACCTATGTTCTGAGTGCCATACGGCATCAGAGGAAGCGATTGAAGAGAACTGGTCAACAGCAGAAGAACGTGATATAATTAGGAGTAACAATTAATGAGCATACAATTAGAATTGAAAATAAACCAAGAGTCTTGCTTAAACGCGTGGGCTAAACAAAGAGCTAACGCTGACGTAGCTTGCGGTTATTGGGATAACTGGGATTCGGCATACGAGTCTGCGTGGGATTGCATAGAGGAAGAACTAGCACAACAGTAGGAGGATTAATAAAATTAGTTGCAACCAACAGTAATACATGATATAATATTTATGTAATCTAAAGGATACTTAGTTATATATATTAAAATATATCCTAAAGTATCCTTAAGATACTAAAGTAATCTTTAATTAACTATAAAAGGCAAATTACAATGGCAGTATTAGAAGGCAACGTAGCGTTCGCAAACCTTGACGAACACGAAGAATATCAGGGTCAATCAACAGGCAAATATTCACTGGTTTTATCATTAGAACCAGAAGATGCAGATAAACTTGCTGATAAGGGTGTCAAGCTACGAGAGTACGAAGGCACAGCACAGCGTAAGTTCAGCACCAAGTACGAAGTACCGATGTTTGATGCAGATGGCAAAGACTTTGTAGGTCGATTGACCAGAGGCTCGAAGGTGCGAGTCAAGTACGCAGAGGGTAAACCGCACCCTGTACATGGTACGTCAACGTATCTATCAGCTATCAAGGTGATTGAACTCGCAGAGGCTACCGAAGGAGGTGGTGACTTCTAATGACTGACTCGCATTTTGTTAAACATGAGCCATGCCCATCGTGTGGCTCTAAGAACAATCTCGCGAGGTACTCCGATGGTCATGCCGTCTGCTTTACAGGCGGTTGTGACCACTACGAGAGGGCAACAGGCGAGGTTATAGAGAGTAAACCAAAAGCGAACAGGACATTAGAAATGGCAGGAGTAGTAGCATCAATACCCGATAGACGTATATCAGAGGCAACGTGCAAAAAGTTTGGCGTTACGGTTGAGTACGATACAGAGGGACAGATAAGCAAGCACCACTACCCATACTTTGACAAGGACACAGGCGCGCAGACAGGGAACAAGTCACGCATAGTAAGCAACAAGGCATTCTACGCAAGCGGCACGTTTGACAACGTAGGTCTGTTTGGTCAGCAAGCGTTCAAAGGTGGTGGTAAATACATAACGATTGTAGAAGGAGAAGCAGACGCTCTAGCAGTGTCAGAGATGTTTGATGGTAAATGGGCTGTAGTGTCAATACGCTCAGGTGCATCAGGCGCAGTGAAGGACATTAAGCAGAACTTGGAATGGCTTGAATCCTTTGATAACGTGGTCATCTGTTTCGACAGTGACAAAGCAGGTCAGGAAGCATCACGCGCGGTGTTGGATTTGTTTACACCGAACAAGGCGAAGAACGTACAGCTATCTGCAAAGGACGCAGGGGATATGCTCAAGGAGCGTAACGTACAGGGATTCATCAGGGAATGGTGGAACGCTAAGACCTATCAACCAGACGGTATCATTGCAGGACTAGATACTTGGGATTCAATCGTAGCACAGGAGGACGTTAAGTCCATTCCGTATCCGTGGTCATGCTTGAATGATATGACCTTCGGTTTCAGGGAGAAGGAACTTGTAACAATCACCAGTGGTTCTGGTATGGGTAAGTCACAGATTGTCAGAGAGTTGGAACACTACTTACTAGGTGCGACTGACGACAACATCGGCATACTCGCGTTGGAAGAGGACATCCCAAAGACTGCTCTAGGGATTATGAGCATCGAGGCAAACCAGACTCTACATCTGAGCCGCGACTTTAGCAGGGAAGATAAGAAGGTATTTTGGGACAAGACATTAGGCACAGGACGTATCTATATGTTTGACCACTGGGGTTCTACCAACGAAGACAACTTACTAAGTCGCATTAGGTATATGGCGAAAGGTCTTGATTGTAAATGGATTATTCTTGACCACTTGAGCATCGTTGTGTCAGACCAAGAGAATGGTGACGAACGTAAAGCCATCGACAGTATCATGACTAAGCTACGACAGTTAGTGCAGGAGACAGGTGTTGGATTGTTCTTGGTATCTCACCTACGCAGACCATCGGGTAAAGCACACGAAGATGGTGGACAGATTAGCTTGGCTGAACTACGTGGCTCTGCCGCAATTGCACAGCTGTCTGATATGGTGATTGGTTTGGAACGTGACCAACAGAACAAAGACGCACAGATACGTAACACAACTACAGTACGTGTACTTAAGAATAGATACGCAGGATTAACAGGCGCGGCTTGTTACCTGTACTATGACAAAGATACTGGTCGTATGATTGAAACATCATGCCCTGTATCGGACGATAATCAGGAGTTCTAGTGAAGAAGATTGTTTTTGATATAGAAGCTAACGGACTAAAGCCTACAAAGGTTTGGGTAATCGTTGCTTGCGACCTATCGAATCAAGAGACAGTTACGTTCTCAGGTGATACGTTGCAGGACTTCAATGCTTATATCAAAGATGCTGAGGTCATTGGTCACAACATCATTGGCTATGACGTACCAGTTCTTGAACGCTTGTTAGGTACAGACTTTAGTAGTTGTAAAATTACAGATACATTGGTATTGTCAAGACTTACTGACCCATCACGGGAAGGTGGTCACAGTTTAGATAACTGGGGACAGCGGTTGGGTTTCCCTAAAGGAGAACACAGTGATTGGACTACGTATTCGCAAGACATGGTGGAGTATTGTAAGCAAGACGTGTTGGTTAATGTCAAAGTGTACCACGCGCTACAGGGCGTACTGGCTAATTTTAGAAGCGAAAGCATTGACCTTGAACACAACGTACAGAATATTATTACTCGCCAAACAGAAACAGGATGGTTGTTAGATGAAGAACACGCATTCCTATTATTAGCGAAATTAAAGGAGAAGAAATATGAACTTGAAGACATGGTACATGAGAAATTCATACCGCTACCTACATATGTTAAACAAGTCACCCCGAAGTATAAGAAAAGTGGCGAAGCGTCTGTGGTCGGTCTTAAATTTGCAGGAGAGCAGTGGCGGGATTATGTACAGACGTTCTCGCGCATAGACTACCCAGAGTTCAACTTAGGTTCACGTCAACAGATAGCTAGATACTTGCAGTACTTTGGTTGGAAACCAGAGAAGTTTACAGAGAAGGGTCAAGCTATTGTCGATGAGTCTGTACTATCTAAAGTAACTGGTATACCTGAAGCCAATATGATTGCTGAGTACCTAATGGTTCAGAAGCGTATTGCACAGATACAGTCATGGTTAGATGCTGTTGCAGATGACGGACGTGTACATGGATATGTAAATGCTAACGGAGCAGTGACTGGTCGCATGACACACTCGTCACCTAACCTAGCGCAAGTTCCTAGTTCAAGCGCACCCTATGGCACAGAGTGTCGTGCTTGTTGGACATCGCCCAAAGGCTACAAGATTGTAGGTATGGATGCCTCGGGACTTGAGTTGCGTATGTTGGCTCACTACATGAAGGATAAGGACTATACTAATGAAATACTCACTGGAGACATTCATACAGCAAACCAGCTTGCTAGTGGTGTTGACACACGAAGTCAAGCAAAGACTTTCATCTATGCGTTCCTCTATGGAGCAGGGGATGCAAAAATCGGAAGTATCGTTGGAGGAACTGCTAGAGATGGTAAGCGACTTAAGGAGAAGTTCCTCACAAACACGCCATCTCTTAGAGACCTACGAGAAAGAGTTAGCGTGGCATCTCGAAGAGGTTATGTTCTTGGACTGGACGGGCGAAGAGTCGCAGTACGCTCAGAACACTCAGCACTAAACACGTTGCTACAATCGGCAGGTGCTATCGTTATGAAGAAGGCACTGTGTTTGTTGGACGAGTACGCTACACTGTGGAACTTAGACTACAAGTTTGTCGGTAACATCCACGATGAGATACAGACGGAGGTTAAAGAGAGTGAGGTAGATACGTTTGGTAGGCTTGCTGTTTCCTGTATGGAAGCGGCAGGTCAACACTTTAACCTTAACTGCCCACTTGCGGGCGAATATCAGATAGGAGATAACTGGAGTGAAACCCACTAAAGCGGACAGGAAGAAGTTTGACCTCGACTTGCAGTACGGAGAAGTCAGGGAGGACAGGGTGGCTGAGATGCTACAGGATAAAAAGATTGAGGTTAAATCAGAGAAGGACTTATGGCAGAAGACAGGTAACATCTGCATTGAGTATGAGTCTTGGGGCAAGCCGTCAGGCATTGAGGCTACCGAGTCAGACTACTGGTTTCATAACCTCTGCATAGGTGACGATGAGTACTGTACATTAGTATTTAAAACACCAGTGTTAAAGAAGATTGTTAACAAGCTAGACACATTTAGAAGCGTATCAGGAGGAGACCATAACGCAAGCAGGATGCACTTGGTTAACCTTAAAAAGTTATTCTCAAGCGATGTCATTAAGGCATTCAAGGACATAGAAGATGAGTAAAACAATACATACATTAGTAGATGATATATACCGATTGATGGAGACGAAAGAGGCAGAGGAATCCGTAGACGTAGAGGCTGAGATTGAACTGTTCGGTGAGAACATGAAGACTCTAATGCGTACCGAGTTCGGACGTAAGCGTACAACGGATAGAAGAACATTGCGCCTGTCAAACATTGGTCGTGACGATAGGGTCTTATGGAATGTTGTTAATGGTACTGAGAAGGAAGAGATTAAACC